GTGAAGTACTCGCCTAGTCGTGTAGCTCATTTAGGTTTGTGGAGTCATTTGGGAAAGGATCCTTCTGGAAAGGAACTTTCCTTGGCTCTTCAAATCGTCAAGAGTAGATACACACGGATTCTTTCACGGTACAAACAAGTTCACCCCCTGACAGAGGCTACGTCGCTTAACGGACTCGAAGGAGTGCGTTATATTGACAAAGTCAAACACATGACGGGAGCTGGGAAGCCTGTTGGCAACAACAAGATGTGGTTGTTGTTGACGGGAACTCCAGAGAACTTGACTTACACTGCTACTGGAAGAGCGAGTGTTCGCTTTGTTGCTGAGTCTTTGATGGCCGGAGTTAATCCGGGCATCGTGGCTGACGTTACTTTCAAAGACGAAGTCAAGAAACCAGACAAAGACATTCGTACCTTCGCGTGTGTGCCTTTCGTTTATAACGAGCTCATGCGTAGACTTTTTCTGGTGGTGGCCAAGTACGTTCAAGAGAACTACCTTCTTACCGGAGTCACCATAGGTGTTGATCCTAATTCGTCGGCGTGGCGGAAGATCTATAACAAGCACCAAGACTTCCGTTATCACGTCTTTTGGGACTTCAAGTTCTACGACAAGTCTCATCACAAAAAGATGTTGTTAGCGGCTTCTGAAGTGCTGTTGCACATGGCTTCTGTCATTTTCCCCCCGGATAGTTTTGTTGAAGGCTATCCGGCTCTTCTTCTCTTTGCTAGGGGATTGGCGGTCGCCTGCGACATTCCATACGTCTACATTGACTCTGTTTTCCAGGTTGGAGGTTCGCTTCCATCTGGGACATTTCACACGGCCTTTCTGAATACTATCATCCAAGAGATCATTTTGGAAATGGCCTGGATTTCGCACAGAGGTTACGACGTAGTCAAGCAGGAGTTTGATACGTCCCAGTGTGACTCATTCCAACAGGAAGTCGTGCGCGACGGACTGGGTGATGATGGGATGCTTTCCACCGACGATCCGGAGTTCAACTTGCCTTTTCTTTCGAAGTTTTGTTCCGAGCAGTTGGGGGTTGTGATGACGTCCCCCACGAAGGGCGTTGATCTACCAACCCAGTTCGAAGTTCCGGATTGGAATTTTCTGAAGAGAGGTTTCTACCCGGATGGGGATGTTGTTTGGGCTCCGATTGAAAGGGAGAGCATTCTCAAGAACATCAACTGGCAGAAACCGAGTAGAGATGAAGAGGAAGAGGAGCTTCAC